TCACGTTGTGAGTAGTAACCTGAGGCATACCCTCACGCATATCTGTCACGGTCTCCTGCTCAATGATCTCGAACTCATCGTTCATCACGAGCATGGCCAACTCATCGTCAGTCAAGCCTTGGTACGTTTCCTTGGTGATATCCTTCTCGTCAGACCAATAAGCCTTAACCACACCAACTTTCTGCATCAAAGCGTCTTTGAACCAGTTGTGTAGGATTAGGAAGCCATCGTTCTGTTTGTAGAATACCCAGTTGGCTACGTCTGAAGCTTGATCAGCGAACTCGTCACCACCATCCTTAGTAGCCTCAAAACGCACAGCGTCTTCGCTGGACGTGAAAACTCGAACCAGTTGAGGTAATGCCCCATCTACTGCCTCTGCAACCTCTCCTGTGACGATAGATGACTTGCCTTCCACCTCATTGCCATATGGATGGCGTAGGTAAAAGTTCATGGACGTGGCACGGTCTTCTACAGTCTCAGTCTCGAGATAGCCAATAGCGTTATCTATTTCAGTCGAGATAATCGTTTTTAATTCTAATTCATCCATTTAAACTACCCATTTAGTGTTTACGTTAAGTGGCTGCGTCCACGAGGAGTCAGGCTCATCTAAGCCTACTGCTAAATACCTGAAAGCATCTGATCCATGCGATGCAAAGTCATGCAATGGTGTATCGAAGAACACGTTGCGCTTCTCGTCATACACTCGTCTATAGTTACGCAAGCAATCTAAGCCTTGCTTAACTGTCTCTCTGTTAAACCAGCAACGTGGCAACATACGTCTTACTGCTTGTATGCCATCTGCCACAGACAGCTTAGGTGCTATGGTGATCTCTAAGCCAGACTCCATTAGCATCTCTTTACGAGAGCGTCCTGTACCCATCTCACGCACTTCAACGTCATGAGGTAGGATATGTGTTGCCTTGTGCCAGTTATTGTCTCTTAGCCAGTTTACGTACCACTCTAGCGACTGACTGTGATTCTCTACGTAGTCGACTAATCTAATCTCTTTGCCAACCACTTGAGCAACCCAAATAGAGGTGCTATCAGACATGCCAAGATCCCAAGCAGTATAAGTGCGACACAAATCGTCACGTGGAACGATACCAATACGATTAGCCTCTTCAGCCTCATTGATAAGCTTGCCATAGTAACTGCCTTCTACTGGTGAATCAAAGCTACACTCGAACTCTTGGTTGTACTTGTCAGCACCCATCTCGTTCTTAGCTGAGGATAATTCCTGAGGTGATAACAACTGCGTCTCACTAGCCTTGAACTCTAGCAGCTTCCATCCGTCTGCTGATCTAGCTCTGTCACGAAAATCTTTAAAGTGATTTGAGCCTTTGGGCGTTCCCACAAATAGGCACCAGCCAAGTCTATCTGCTAGAGCTGGCCTCAAGACGCTATTCCAGATCTGGGGATTCTGATCACCTACCTCGTCTAGCACCACACCATCGAAGTATTGGCCTCGTAATGAATCGCTGTTCTCTGATCCATACAGGCTGATACGTCTGCCCATGAAGTCAACACGCAACTCAGCAATGTTAACTTTGGCTCCTAGTGGTCTTGTGAACTCTACTAGGTAATCGAACGCTACTCGCTTAGCTTGAGCATACGTTGGTGCTATGTAGGCATAACGTGGGTTAGCCTGATCGTTCTTTAACGCACTATGAATTAATTGATTTATAGCAGCGACTGTCTTACCCATCCTGCGATGAGCTACGCATACCACAAATCGATTATCTCTTACTGCCCTGTGTATAGTGTTCTGTGGATCACGAGGCTGATAGCCTGTACTAAGATTCGTCATCGATGCCAGTTATAACTCTAACCATCATTGGTGCGCCATCTGTACCACTTAACTCTGTCGTTGCTACTGACTTGCCATCTAGCCTGTCACCTAGCTCTCTTATGGCAGCTATGTCTCCCTCCTGTGCTTTAAGCACCAAAGCTTCAGCAACCCTTCGCAAAGTCTCTCCATCTCCTTGAATTACAACACGTTTAATTGTTTCAGCCCATAAACGATTGTTCTTAATGGAATTTTGGTTGCCTAAAGGTGCGCCTGCTCCCTTGGGATTCTTCTCTGATTTTTCTGCCATATGTTTGCGACTCTACGAATAGGTCATCGCCTCTCTGTTATTAAAACCTACGTGAATAATACAATTGGAGCAGCTTTCTCAAGCTATCGTTATTTAATCCTATTGTATCTTCGCCTCTAGAGTAATTAATATCATAATTACCGCCTTTGTTTAAACTACCTGCTAACCTTGAGTCACCAGTTTGATATGCTGCATCTATACCTGTAATGCCTGCATCTTTAAATGTCCCTTGATAATTTGGAGCATTTACTTTTGTTTTTGCCTTCATGCCTGACAAGCCTAGAGTTAGATCACCCTGACCTACTGGGAAATTATATCCTACTCTACCATCAGCGTACGTTGAATCTGTATATTGAGACTTTTGCTTTTGCAGCCCACCAGATAATTGTAATCTAGCTAACATTTTCTTTATGGTGTCATCATCATAATTGCCTAGCAAACTTGGGAGATTGTAAGGATTATCCTCCTCCCTTGGAATTGCAGACATCATAAAGCTTGTTTCAAACGCCATGATTGTTACTTCTTACCCTTGGAGTATTTAGCCATAGCTTCGTCAATCATCTTATCTGTACTGTTTTGCTTTGTAGGCTTGACCGTACGATACTTGCCACCTGACCAAAGCTTATCCATCTTCTCAGCAATCTTATTCATGTCACGCATTATTTTTTGCCTTTCATTTTGCCAGCTTCTGATAAAGCTATCGCAATTGCTTGCTTAGGATTCTTTACTACCTTGCCACCTTTGCCTGAGTGTAGTGATTTATCTTTGTACTCGCCCATAACCAAGGCAATCTTTTTAGCAGCAGCATCTATTCCACGCATATTAATCTTCCTCTTCCATGTCTGTGTCTTCAGGAACTTCGTAATCCTTCTCTTCCCACGCTTGGCATGATCGAGTCATGTGGCATGCGAACTTAAGCTTATGACAGTACCCACGATCCTTGCCTTCAGCAATCGTGTCGAACTCGTTCAATGGGTACTCTTCCTTCATTTTCTTCAGCATGGACTTAGTGTTGTTAAAGTACTCACAGTTCCCACACATTTGTAGCTTGGCTTCCTCTACAGGGATAGCCCATATCTTTGCTGCCTTAGCCCAGTACACAGGACTTGCAGCGTATGCGTCTGCTGCACCTAGATTCCAGTTCTTAACTGCGTCCTTGGTGTTCTTTATGTTCTCTTTATTGGATACGATGTCATTGCCTGTAGAAAGCAAGCCAATCATTTTCATTTTCTTTACCCTTATGACATCAATAAACAAAAAAAAGACCCACCTAAGTGAGTCTAACGGAGATGAGTGTTATGAATCTAATAGACGCAATTATCCCAACACGTGCATATTAACACAAATCATCGCTTTTGTCAAGACATATTTCAATACAGGTTTTTCTCTGATAGTTTCCTGCATAAATTGTCTATTGCCTTGTCATGGTAGGCTTTTATCACGCTATCATCTAGCTTGGTATTCTGTCCTAGGTAGGCAAAATAAATAGCTTCCTTCTGATTGGTTGGCAAGTCATCTATCACGCTGTCAACTACCCTTGCTGATTGTGAGTCATTCTCGTCAGCTAGATCCTCAAAGCTAGAGATCCCACCTGTTAGAAAGCCAGCAGCAGCACTTGGATAGCCAAGGTTGTTTTTGTTTGACTTCATGAAGCCCTGCCACAAGTCCAAGTAGAATAATACCCTAGCTTCTATCATAGTTGTCCTATTAGCTGATCTGTCTGATTGTTATCAACAAGTATTACTTTGCACATGCCACCACTAACAACCTCACGCCTTACGCATATTATCGTATCTATCTGCTCATCATCAAGGTAAACACCTGCATGCTCTAGTGCATCCTGCAAAGCCTTGATGCGATTGTCTATGTCAAACTTACGCTTGGTTGGTGGGTACAATGCGATAAAGATTGCGATTCTACCTGAAATCTTAGCCTTTGCTGCAACTGCTGCCTCCTGCACTATCCTGCGAAACTCATGGGCTTCCTTTTTTAGGTACTTTCTCTTTCCTGCAAAACCCCACATGTGGTTAACTGTAGGTGGGAATGGTAGCGTTAGGTTGATCATTTAATCACCAGCCATTCACGTTCTATGAATTGCTGCATTGTGTTTATATACGCTTTGTTCCACATACTCCTGCGTTCGTCCTTGGTCAACTCTTTCCCATTGTCAAGTTCAAAGTGGCACGAATAGCACAGACTCGCAACGAGTGCATCTGAAACCTTAAGCCCCATGCCCTTACCCTCATTACGATGAGCAGCTACCACAGTCCCATCCTTCCTATTGCAGCATTGACATGGCAATTCCCTGCATAGTTCTAGCAGCTTTTTATTACGATAATTAGACACTATACTCACCACTCAAGCTTGATTGAAAGTTTCCTCTGTACCTTGAGCCATCTTTCTTAGGTATAACCCAATGATCTGTATCCAACTCTCTGTGCGTCCTAATTACGTCTGGGCTAATTCGTCCTTCGTATACAGCATCTAACAACTCTTTGTGGATGTTTGGATAGCTTTGATCAAAGTACTCCCTTTGAATGTTGGCTGATTTTTTAACTTTTGCAGGCCAAGGAAAGTTCTCTTTGTCTGTTTTAAAAAACATGGCAAACCTTGTGTTGTCTTTACTTACTAAAACAGAGCGAATATATCCTTCTGATTCTAAGTGCTTGCAATACTCTGTGATCGTATGCTGAGCTAAGTTCATGCGTCTAGATATATCTGCAATAGACTTAGGGCTGTCAGTAATGTGAGAATATACGACAGCTTGGTTAAATTTTCTTTTTTCCTCTTGCGCTTTACGAGCATGGAATATGTTGTTTGGGTTTGACATGATTAATCCTGTAAATAAACGCCACGATTAGCGCAATATCGTTCAACTTCATTCATAAAATTATTAAGTTCTTCTACGCTTAGGTCAGCAGTTGACTTTAACGCATAGATTGTACGACCATCTGGCGCTGCATATTCGTTGTATCCAAGCCATTGATCCTTACTCATTACCTTCCACCATTGATGAGGATGGTGTAACCCATCTTTACCTTTCAAGCTTTCTGCCATCAACTGAAAAAGCTTATGTAGCCTTGAATTTTGTGGCAATGACCGTCTTTGACTTTGTCCGCATGACGGACAGACTTTCTGCTGGTTTTTCTGAAGCATATATTGAGCCTTCTTTATAATTTTTGTCTTCGTACTTATCAAGCCAATTTTTAGACTTGTAAATTTTTCCTTCGTTAGTAGTTACTTTCCATTCTGCGTCACCAAAGTGCTTGTAAAACTCTGTTTCACTAAATTTCATAGGTTACGCCTTAAATTTAAGCTGCCAAACTCTTTCGTGTTGGCTTGATTTGTATCTCATGGATGGGGCATCAAACCACAATGCAACCTCACCCTCCCATTCACCATGACGCTGCTTGTCACATATCAACAAACAATCAGGTGCGCCTAACTCCTCTTCCTTAGCCTTACCAGTACGAACAACCTTTTCCTTGCGCTTATTACGCCATACAGTCATCACGTTATCAACCTGATTTGTAATGTCTGCTGATCCAGCCACATCCATCTTGTTTGGTGGGCTAAACTCATCCTCACCCTTGCGACTGTGAGCAATCAAGTGAACGTGTACATTGAGATCCCTAGCAGCAGCACATAGCTTATCTAAAAACTCTTTCTGTGCGTTCATATCGTCAGACCTTACGCCACACTTCATTAAGCTGTCAATCACAAAATGCTGCACGCCTAAAGTCTCAGCAGTATAGTAAAGCACAGCAATAACCCTGTCACCATTTACCGTACCTTGCTGATCGTACATCCACAGCTTGCCATCAAGGAAGTTAAAGTACTCACCAATGAATGATTCTGTTGGCTTCTCAGTTCCTGTTGCCTGCCTTGTCATACGCTGTAGTGTTGAGTATGGGTGCATCTCGAACGATGCTACACAAACCTTTAAATTCTGTAAGACAATTGAGTTGATCACCTGACCAACTAGCTGGCTCTTACCATGCCCATTGATACCAGACCACAAGCTAACCTCGCCAAGTCTCATCCTGAACTGATCAAATGTTTTTTCCCAAGGCAACTTAGCACCTTGTAGCTGCTCGTCCTTGTAAAAATAATCCACAACCTCAGCTTGGTATTGTGACGCTGACTTGACGTTAGCCTTGTCCTCTTCCCTAGCACGCATGAATCCTTCAAAGTCAACCTTTGGTAGCATCATGGCAGCACGCTTTTGTCGTGCCTCGTCTAGTGCTGTAGCCCCACGTTCTAGGTTACTCATAATCAACTGCCTCTCTAATTCGTTCGTAAGCTAACTTTAATCGCTGCATGTCAGTTTCGTCAAGCGATTTATTTTTTTGCAATTCAAACGCAGCCATTAAGACTATTTGTGACTCAAACTTTATTGCTGCAAGTATGTCTGAAGCGTAGAACTTCTTTTTAACTGGCGCCTTGTGATGAACTTCCTCTGGGAATAGATCACCAATGTCCATGCCAATTGATTCAACCACATCCAGAGCAGAGCATCCTTGAAAGCAATGCAGCAGGATACGACCATCTGACTCATGCTTAATGTTTAATGCTGTAGGATTAGTCCCATTATGTGCAGGACAGCAAGCCCTCCATGTGTTCCTGCCTGAAGGACGAACTTTAGTTAACCGTTCGAGAAGTGTGTTTATCATATGGCACCTGCAAATATGTCATTAGGATTAGATGCACTTTCACTAGCACGCTTGATCCAGTTAAGCATAAATCGATTGTAGTCAACCTTCATGCGTTGGCTTGGCTTCTCTTTTATCCATGACGATGCCTTATCGAACTCTTTTAAAATATCCACATAAGGAAAGTCAACTTCAGCTTTCTCTAAAAAGCTTTCGTAATTTAACCAACCAATTCCAAGTTCGTAAGTAAGTTTACTTTTGCTTGAGGTAGGTTTTTTCTGTTCTATTATCTTCTCTTCTATTCTATTCTCTTCTATTAATACGGACTTTGTGGGACTTTGTAGGAACATTGTAGGAACATTGTCCCTACACTTCTTACTACTTTGGATTAACTTCTGCGTGTAATCATCTGTTCTAGCAGCCATTTTTAAGCAACTAATGATCCCATTCGTATTCTCAAAAAGCTCAATTTCAACCATGTAAGTCATAATATGCTGTACTAAATCAGCACTTAATTTAAAATCGTCAGCGATCAATTCTGCATCATGTTCAAGCTCAAAAGTTAAGTTATGCTTTTCGACATTCCTAGCAATAAGTTCTAGGCAATACCAATAAATACCGTAACCTTGTGCGCCATACTTTAATCTTAATTTTTTTAGTTTGGCATCGTTGCTTGCATCTGAATCATGCTTAAACCATTTCATAATTTTGCTCCAAAAAAAAGGGCTGCTAGATAGGTGGGACAAGCACCTAAATAACAACCCTGACACCAGAGGCATCAATAATCACGACTTCTTGTCCAAGCCATTATTCATACCACTAGCCAATCACTTTAGCATAATTAAAATTAAAGTAAAGAAAAATAATTTAAAAAATATGTGAAATAATGCTTGACAGGTTCCAGACTTGGAATATAATGAACACATCAACAACGCAACTGGAGATACAAAATGGACTTTAGTAAATTACCAAACTTAAAAAAATTACCTAACCAAGATGAGATCCTTGCTCATGCTAGTAAAACAATGTTTACTAAGCCTAAAGATCAATCAGCAGCAGAGATCCTTCAAGAGTTAGATGCGTTCTTAGCTAGATTAAACAAAAACAAGTAGGAGATCAACATGAACTTAGATACAGCAATTATTTACAGCTCAAACCCAGATTTACGTGGCAAAACATTTGATGTGTATTGGGAATTATTAGAAGGTCAATCAAAGGTAATGATCCCAGATGACATTGTTGTTAAGTCTTTAGAAAAACAAAATGACGCAGAAAATCTTTTCATTAATTTAGATGCACAATCTGTTAAGGATGTAACTCGTTCTGTTTATCACGTAGTTATTAAACGTAATTTGGCTGAGTACATGAGCCAATTTACTCCTGAGCAACTTCGTCAAAATGACAATGATGTTGCTGCTTACAATACTTCAATGGGGTGGACAAATGATTGATTATAAAAATCACAAACCTACAGCAAATCTTAAGCCTGTAATAGAAGGATTATGTTTTGTGTGTGCGGTTTTATTGTTAGCTTTTACTTACTTATTGATTGGAGCTTAGTATGGCATTTCCTAAAAACATTGATTGGGAAGCAACTGAAGAAAAGCACATGGGATCATTTTGGGATTGGTGCATAGATCAGGGATACCACAATGAAGACTACATACTGGATAACTTTGTAGATTTGTTTGAAAGCTTTGCAGATAAATTTGACGATGAGGACTTTGTATATGAAGCACAAATGGCACCAAGAGATTAAAGCATGGGCTGATGGTGCGGAGATCCAATTCTTAACAGAAGATGGATGGCTTGATGCTGGCGATCCTGAATGGAATGAAGATTCTGAATATCGCATTAAACCACAGCCTAAAGAGCCACAGTATGTGTATGCTTACAGAAAAAATAATAATGAAGTTGAATTAGATTTTCAGCTTATTGAAAAACATATGTTAGATGATGATTACCAATATATAGGAAAAATCAAATTGGAGGTTGATGATGTGTGAACAACAATATCAAGCTGAAGTGATGGACGAGTTAATGCAACAAGAGTATAATACCAATTTTGGAACAGGAGAATGTAGTGAGGATTTACACAGTAGAAGAGATAGCGCAACAAATGGGCAAGTCTGGCAGATGGGTAAGAAAGCTCTGCATAACAGGCAAGATAAAAGCAATTAAACACGGACATTCATGGGTTATATTGGAGGCATACAAATGATTACACATTTAAATTTAGAGGCTGGTGTAGAGTTAGAAGTTGAATACGATTACGAGCAACCAACGTACGCATACTTTGGTGATTTAGAAGCGTTAACAGAGCCACGTGCTGAAGCCAAATCAGCTTTATTCTTAGGCGTTGATGTATTGCCATTGATCAAAGCGTTAGGTCTCTCTAACGAGCTTAATCTAATTATCGTAGCTAACATGGAGGCTATTGATGAGTAATATATACGAAAAATTAATGAAAGCCAGAATTAAACTGCAAAACACAGAACTTAAAAAGTCTGGGCATAATAAGTTTGCAGGTTACAAATACTTTGAATTAGGTGATTTTTTGCCTACAGTACAAAATATCTTTATTGAATTAGGCTTGTGTGGTGTAGTTTCATATACACAAGATTTAGCAACTTTAACAATTGCTGACATGACATCTGATAGCACAATAGTTATTACTAGCCCTATGGGATCAGCAGCGTTAAAAGGTTGCCACGAGGTGCAAAATGTTGGTGCTGTTGAGACGTACCAGCGTAGATATTTGTGGGTTACAGCAATGGAAATTGTAGAGCATGACGTACTAGATGCTGTTACAGGAACGGATACAGGCACACCAGCAAAAAAGCCTGAGCTTGAGTTGAAACAACCTGAATTTAATGATGAGGAAAAGGATATCTTGCACGACCTTGCTGATTCATTTAGTAGATATGTTGCTTCAGAGCATATAAGTGAAGCTAAACAAATATGGACTTCACTAGATAATGATCAAAAGTTATTTATGTGGGGGCTGTTAGATAGTAAGACACGATCAACATTTAAGAAGTACCAAAAAGGGGAATAGCATGGCAGAGAAAATTTATTACAACTCAGGAATCATGAACGTAGTACGAGATAAGAAAAGCGAAAAGGCACCAGACTATCGCATCAACTTAACTTTGGACGAGAATACGTTAGATGCAATCGTTGCAGCAGGTGGAAAGCTACAACTTGCAGGATGGAAGCGTGAAGGTCGTACAGGGGAGTTCGTTAGCTTTGTAGCGTCTGCTGATACGTACGTTAAGCCAGCAGGTGAGCCAGCTAAGGCAAATGGTTATATCAGCGATCCAGACGAAAGCATTATTCCATTTTAAGACTATGGGGAAACTAGTTGTTAGGAGTACCCATATCTGGAGGTCAATATGTTAATAGAACGATTAGATATTAGTTATGATGAGGCGCAATACAATGAATATCTTGCGAAGGTCGAGAGGGTCAAACTGGAGATGGGCGAAAAATATCTTTTACATCCTAGCAACCACACGACAAAGAAAGATGACAATTCTGGAGATCCTTACTTGCGTGTTCATCATCGCAGGGATCATAAAGCATTGGAAGGATTGAAATGAGTTACTCATGCCATTCTGTAGTAAGTCCAATGAATAGACGTGCCATACATGTTCAGCCATATACCAATTCTGACGTTAAATGGGAGTACAGATTTACTCGTGATTGCCAGTACGTTAAGACGCACAATGATGATGGCTGTCATGGCTGCATAAGTTATATAGCTAAGTATGACAATTGGGACGAGTCACGTGTCGATGTTTTGGGGCAGAACGGTAATGATGGCCTACACTATCAGGAAGAAAACAAATGATAATTATCGAATACATACAATGTTACTGGATACCTTTTACGCTAGGTGCGCTTTCAGTTATTACATGGAACTGGAGATTTAAAAATGAACGATAAATATAGTAGGGCTGAGGTTGTCGTTATTGTGTTTTTTTTAATATGTATCGTGTCGATGACTATTGGAATCTATAAGTTGCTGCATGTAAATACAGGATACCCTTGTGCAGTCGAGGTGCAATTCAACGACAGCAAGGCAACATACATTGGTAGAAGTGTATGAAGATCAACCTTGAATTTGACGATAACGAATTGATGTATCAGTTAATGGACGGCATGTTTGTCGTTATGCTAAAGAACGCATTGCGTGAAGACAAAGCCTATTATGAAGCAGGTGATTGGCTAGATGATATAGAGATGTATAAAAAGAACATCGAAGCATACGAACACTTGATTAAATACTACAGCAAGCCTAATGAGGTAGATGATGACTAGAGAGCCAGCAACACCATTAATAAAACAAGTTGGTGGAAACCATTATAAGAACTTTATTATCCAGCCAGTAGAGTTTATTGTTAAGAATGACATAGACTACTTGGAGGGGAACATAATTAAGTACGTGTGCAGACACAAACAAAAGAATGGCATTGAGGATTTGAATAAAGCTATTCACTATTTAGAACTAGCAAAGGATCTTTATTATGGCATCGAATGATATTACAGGGGACAATTTATTTTCTAAAGTTTTATCACCAGAAGGGGAGAAGAATTTTGAAAAGATATTTGGCACGAAGAAGATTAATGGAGGTTGGATTCCACCTTCACCAAATGATGTTAGCACGAAAGATGATAAGCCTAAGCAAAATGAATCTGAAAAACTTTAATCGTGGCAAAGAGGCTGAATTAAGTTTTGCTAAACAATATCTAAAAGATTATGAGTTCTCGAACAAAGAGCAGGACATGTTTGAGCATTGGGACGTTAAGGGAACTATATTTGGATCAGAATATAAGTTTGATGTAAAAGCATTAAAGCGCAATAGCAGGGACGATCCTACCTACAAAAATGATTCTACGTGGGTAGAAGGCACAAACGTGCTAGGCAATAAAGGATGGCTAAAGGGAGAGGCTGACTACATTGTGTTTGAACGTATAGAGAACTGGCTTATGATCCACAGAGCAGAGTTACTTGAGTGGACTTTAATGAAGCTCAGGGAAAATAACTTTGAGCAAGGGAAGGGATTTTATAAGATATATCAGAGACAACAAAGTAAGGATAAGATAACTCTTATCAAATACGATGATGTCCCTGATTCTGCAAAAGTATATCTGCCAAAGATATAATTATTTGTTCATTACGTACATAGTAACTTCAAAGCCAAAACGCATTTCAGTAGCTGCTGGTGTAGTCCACATGATGATTTTCCTGTTGATTAAGTGTACACATTAGCGTGTACATGTTTAAATTATGCTCTTTATTGAACATGACTAATAGTATCAGAAAAGCAAAATATGCGAATCTGTAGAATCATTACTTAGTACTACGTTTTTTCTTTGGTTTTTCTTGCATATTATTATATGTATTTAATCCAAGTAAACCACCTGCTGCTAATGGAGCAACTCCAGCTAGTATGTCATTTTCATCTCGTCTAAATGGATCAAAAGCAGCAAAGCGAGAACGCACAATAGTTGGGTCTGTAAAAGCATAGCTTATCCCTTCACCTTCTTGCGCATTATTATACTTAACGCCATGATAATCATTTTGCGCCAAAATATCTCTCATTTGCTGGTCGTATCTTAAATCCCATTCTTTTGGAGATGTTTCGCCTAAAGGGTCAGCCATTATTTTTTTTGTATGACCTTTTGACACTAATCCTTTTTTCTCAAGCTGAGGAGAAAATGAATCTGCATGAAATGTGCCTTCATCATTTACTTTAAGCATATTTGCATATTTACTTTTCATTAAAGGCATTATATTCCCACCTTCTTCATGAGGCATAAATACATTTCCTCTATGATTGGCTTGTTTAATTGTGCCTGTATGAAAACCTAAATCTGATTTAGATGGGTCTATTTTATTGCTGTCCCATCCTTGTCTAGCATAATGATACATTTCTTTTGATGGCTGAGTTTCAAATCCCATTGCCCTTGCTCTTTGCATAGCAGTATTATTTGGTGAAAGATTTAATCCACCTTCACTATATGGCAATGCTGCGTTCTTTTGTGCCGTTAGCTGCCTTATTTCAAACTCTGTTATTGGCATTTTAATATCTGGTGCTATCATCCCAAGCACGCCAGTACCTTCATAGCCTTGACGTAATGCTTCCTTGCCTAAATACTTTGCAGCATTACCTGTAGCAACTGCAGCAGGCTTAATCATAGGAATCATACTAGCTGCATCAATAAAGCGTTCGTCTGGCAAGCCATCGCGCATCATTGGTTTACCTTGACTGAAGTCTGAAATTAGAGATTGCGTTCCTGTAAGACCCATTAAGTCTGCTGCTGATTGACCGCCAACTAAAGGAACTCGTTTATCGACAGCGTAATAATCTAATGGTTTTTTAATGAGATCTAATATAGATGCAATCGAGGAAGTTACAGGCTCTTTTTTATTGCCCATTAATTTCCTAAACTGTTTTTGAGTTAACTTCGCCATCTTTTATCCTTATTCGCAATAAACGCTTGTTATCTAGTTTTCTTATATTTTTGATACAAGTTGTAATCGTTGATCAACTTTGCTCGATCTAAGATTTGTTGCACGCCTGTCGCATCCTTGCCAATATAACGACCAATCTCATTATTCTTTAGATCCATATCTATCTCAGCTTGCGGATGACCCATAGCACCAACAATAGGAACAAAACGATTTTCATGAAAGTCTCCAGCAGCCTTTGCAGTACCCTCGCCAAACTTGTTTGCCAATAATGCTTGCCATACAATATGACGATAAGCATCCCCAGCATTGTTATATGCCTCAGCAGGGGAGAATCTTTTGTTAGTTTCCTTCTCTGCTCTAGCCTTTGCCTCTAAAAATCCAGACAAATCACCAAAAATTCCAAACAAACCATCCATATTTACCCCTAAATGTGCCTATAACGCACGCTAGCTATGCTTAAACGCATTTTAATATGTTTTTGATACTAGGACATTAAACTAAAAAAATAACAGCTTATGTCACGTTAAAAACAGAGCAATTTCAGCTTCTCTTCTGCGTTTTAATCCATTTAAAACTTTTCCAGCAGCTTTGTTATATTTTGCCCAACTTTCAATAGCGCCAAATATATTACCTCGATTAAGTTTTGAACGAAGCGTACTTCTTTGCAAAGTCCCAAGCCCCAAGTTAAAAGCAAAAACCACAAGAGCATCGAACTGATTTTGGGTAAGTTGAACATTAATGTATCTGTCCACCCCACGTTCAAACTTTCTGACATCTGAAGCCAATAGTGCATTGCATTCCTCTACAGTAAATGTGCGATTCCAGCTATCAGGTAAACTAAGGCCATCACCAATGAGATGACCATAACCAACGGTAAACAAGCCAGCAGCACAACGATAAGGTTTGTTACTAAAGCCTTCAAAATGCTTAATAAGCTTAAGCCCATTTTCGCCTATTCTCATTACCTAGTACCAAAATAAAAGCCCACGATGGATGCCCAAATTATTTGGGTTTCGTTGTCCCACAATAAATCTAAAGCTACTGTAAAATCTACGCCATTATAGTAGGCATACCAGCAACCAAATAGCTCAATGAACATGAATACGCTAAACAAGCCAAAGGTAATGGCTGGGCGAACTAATGCCCTTAAATTGATAACCCATGTAGATGCACCCTTAGATGTCTCTGTGTCATTAAGTCTAGCAGAGTTTATGTCTGATATACGAGCCTGATAATCATTTGATGCTGTTTGCACCTTGAGCTTATCAAACTCAATCTCTTCAAGTTCCTTTTGTGCTACAAAGCCAGCTTTTTGCAACTCTAATTGCTGTGTCATTTGCAATTGAGCTAAAGCAATCTCATGCTTTTGATCTGACTTTTGTTGAAAAAATTCTAAGAATTTAGGTGTGTTACCAGCTAAAAAAGATACAACTGTAGTAAGTAGTGTAAACATTATTTTTTCTCATGCTCCTCTAAAATACGAACTCTAACATTTAACTCGCCAATTTTTGTATATAGCTCTTCTTTAAGCTTTCCTCTAGCTTCTGCTGATATTGGGCTATCTGTAGGTCTGCCGTCAGAAGTAATTAAAATTGGCATTTTAGAACGAATATCTACTAGCTCATTTTGCATTTGATTAACTGAACTAATCATCCATCCTACAGCAGCAACCATAACAGGAAATATCATGGGAATGATTTTTTGAAAATCCATTATTTTAAATTCTCCACCATGCAATAAATAGTTAAAAGTGCAAACATTAATCTTCACTCCATTCAGTAAAATCAAACTCGACAATGCCAATCATATCAGGATCAGGCTCATTACAATCATTACACACAGTCAGATCATCATCAGCATCATCTATCTCATATGGTGAACCACAGCATAAACATACTTTAATTCTTATCATATTTAAGCCCACAAAAAAGCCCCAGTTAAGGGGCTAGTATTATTTGTACTTTTCTTTTAAGTATTTAAGTGTTAATGGCAGTTCATCAAAACGCCCATCTCGTACATCATAAAGCATGTAAGCGCCTCTAAAGTGATTGTTGCCTTGTGCGCCTAAGTAGTCTTCATTATGCTCGTAACATGAGCCACAAATAATTGCTGTCATCTCTGACCCATCTGCCCTCATGCCATAAGCAATCTGCCTGCCTTGTTGATGACCTGCAAAGCATGACATGTGCTTTTTAGTTAGAAGGGCTTGGGCTGATCCTATTGGTCTTCCCATAGCACCAGACGTAAAGTAGTGAGCATACGCTATGCCATCAATGGTTATAACCTCTAGGAATGGTATAACTTCCCAATCCTGATAAGGCAGATCGTCA